CATTAGAAGGATCAGCATCTATCATACGTTTGATCTCACCAAGGGACTTGATACTACGAATGACCTTAGGTGAGTTCTCAAAGGAGGTTGCTGTAGGGTTGAAACATATGTCGTAGGGAGATACTCGTGTTAGTCGTGGTCCTGTGTACTTCTGAATGAACTCACCAGACTCTTTATTAACGAACCCGTCTTCCCACTCTACCATAGCGAAGCAGTTACCGTACAGAATCCAGTCCTGTACAATGTCAGAGACTGTATTAATAAAACCTGACTGGTTAACTTTGTTCTCCATGTAGGCTTGGATCACATCACGTTTCTCACGCTTGGCTGAGTCCCGTGTACTAGCTTCCCAGCGCATCCACTTCTGTTGAGGGAACAAGGTAGCAAAGTAGTTAGCATGTAAGTTGTCAGAGATCTGTGTGATCTTAGGAGTAGTAGTTGTGTTAGACCAAGGTAGGATTGCATTAGCTGTTGTAGTTGTATCTGTAGCATATACGTAGTTACGAAGTTGTTTGGTACTCTCGACCCAAGGACTACGAAGTGAATGCCACAGACGCCACTTATCTGCAATCTCTACAGCAAGTTGATCTGGATTAATCAAGTGTTCAATATCAATGGTGTCCATTATCTACTCCCTGCTCTGAAACGACTATTCGCCCAGACAATATTGCTTTCTCGCTTCCTGTTAAGGTTGCGTGTCGGACGTACAGCCATATCAACTGCAGATGCTAAAGCATCAATTACGTCATCATGTGGTGGATTACGTGTTGATAGCTCGTCTTCCAAGTACTGAGTGTTACCACCCCGGTAGTGCCACATCTGTAAGTTGTCATACCTAGGCTCTAAGACAGAAGCTATACGTTCCTGTTTGTTACCTTGGTTCTTGTTAGGTCTGAACTCCTCAATGCTAAGAGCAAGTCCATGTTCCTTGATTAGTTCTTTTAACTGTTTAACGATAGCCATCTGAGCTACAGTAACCTCAGCCCTTAGTTTCCTGAAGGACCACTTAGTGTGCATATCGAAGATGTGATCGAAGTACTCAGTAATACGGTCAGTCTTGAACCTGTCGATGTCTAGGACATATACATTGTTGTCAGCATCTACTCCTACAAGAACCAGTGCTGTGTAGTCAGCCTTAGATCTTAAACTAAAAGCAAAGTCAATAGCAGCAAAGAGGTTTAGTTTACTATCTTTGTAGTACCAGAACCCATTGTCTAACTTGAGGTGCTTCCTGTCGAAGTACTGAATCTTATCTCTACCTACAGGTATGTTATCTGGATCACTAGGATCGTTGTAGTACTGAGCCTTGAACTGGCCCTTGTCTAGATACTTACCACGTTTCTTAGCTAAGGTCTGGATGTCGAACCCGAACCACTTACCATCTTTACGTTGCTGTCGAGGCCAGAGAAACTCACCAGTACCATCACCTAGGTTCTCGACTGGCTTCTCCATAATCTCATAGATGTTGTCTTCACCAGTCTGCTCACCTACATCATCATAGAGAATCTCTTTCATCTCCATCAGATCGTTGTACAAGTCCTTACTGTGATACCTAGTACCTACTACCCACTCCTGTGCATCAGCACCTTCGATGGAGGATAGTAGTGAGTACTGACTAGCAACCTTGTTTCTACCCTCAGATGTCAGAGCATTCTCAGCTACAACAACATCATCAAGCACAGCAATGTCACAGTGTAGACCAGTCAAGGATGTAGTTAAACCACCAGTGAATACACTAGGGTCACGTACATTCTCTTTCTTACGGAGGGGGTGGTCTAAGCTGATCTCTGAGTTAGTCCACCGGGTACGTTTACCCTCTTCTTGGTGTATGTGCTCAGGCCAGTAACGTCTAAAGATCTCTGAGGTAAAGATACCTTTAATGAAGCTAAGTTGCTTCTCAGCTAAGTTAGCAGTAGCAGAGATATAGAGAACACGTAGGGTAGGGTTCTTAGTTAGTTCCCATGCTACACGATATGCTACAAGCCTAGACTTACCGTGATCTCGTGGGAACAAGAGAAGCTGAAAGTCTTTAGCATCTTCCCTTGTCCACCATTCGATTACTTCCTTATGGCAATCCCCTAAGACCTGTTGTGGTGCGACTAGCTGTATGAAGAACTCTAGGTCATTCTCAGCTGCAAGTCGTATCTGGTCTAGTGTATCTTTGGTTGCCATGCTGTGTCCTTAAGGTTCTACGGGCCAGTCATCATCTTCTAGGTTAGGCCATGCGTCTGAGTCTGTGATACCCCGTAGCTCTTGACGGTAGGTGGCCCATGCAGTCTTTGCTTCGTTACTGAGAGGACTGTCATTCATCTGGGTCCAGTCAGTATCATCTAGGAGACCATCTCGCTTACCACGATTAGACGAAGCCATACGATTATCCCACGCCTGTGTCTCTTCAGCGGTCTTGCTTGATGTATTCCAGCCAAGGGTCCAAGCACCAGAGACTAAAGATGGTGCAGCTTCTTGCTCTACACTTTGAGTGCGTTCATTAATGCTTGGCATATCCGCATAAGTAACTGGGAGTATGCCATAGCTCTCAAGCATCTCATCAGGTATTTGCTTAGGAAATGAAGTATTAGGATTGTCACGGCGTAGTTGCCCTACGTTGTAGGGGTATGTGTCTACTGTGCCGTTTGTGATCTTAACGTGCATGGTTATTTTCCTTTAGACTGACGTTAAATTAGTAGTGGCTGTATCGGCAGATTGTGTTATGTTTCTATCTGAGGCATTTAAAGTATCGTTTGACATGGAGAGTGTGTTAGTTGAATACGATGGCATCGTTAAATTATCTTGAATATAGTTCGTGTAATCTACGATAGTATAATTTCCGTATACGCCAGCAGCGGGGCCATCTAGGGAAGTTTTCATAAAGAAACCTATTCTTCTTGAACTATCCTGAGTTGTGCCGCTTATATAAAGCGAACCATCGTGAACTTTCATCGTCTGAAAGGCGCTTTCATGTGAGCTATTGGTTCTGCCAATACCTTTTACCCACTGTAATACTCCAGATGAATTGTATTTTACTAGCTTTGGACGAAAGCCATCTGGGCCGTTATTGCTAGAAGCTGCAAAGACATTACCGTTTGCATCAACAGCAATGGAACTCCCCTGCAAATCCTGAGGAGAACCGCTAGTTGTTAATTGGATCATATGTCGCCAAACAACCGCTAAATTAGATTTCTGAACTTTCTGTACATACATTCCGTCTGGACCAGAACTTCCATTGTTACCGTGGTGGCCTACCATATATATGTGCGTGCTATCCTGATCCATGTTGCCGGGACTGTAAGATAATTGTGTTTGCATAGGACCATAAGCGCCACCAGAGCTAGAATAAGCCTCGGAACGTGCGACGCCGCTGCCATCGCTCTGATTAACCTTACCTAACATCATACCGTAACCACCGGCACCTGTATCAGGACCAGTAGTAGCGCCGATGTAAAGATATGTACCTTGACTGTCTGTCATAATTTTACGAGTGTAGTGAGTGCTATATATAGTATAGTTTTTTGTATATAATGGCCCACCACCGTTAGTCGTATATTTCATCAGATAATTACCAGTATTGCCTCCAGTCCAGCCAGTCGTACTGAGCCACCTGTCAGTATCTGAAGTGGGCTTGCAGATCATCCCTCTTCCAGCCCTAGAGTTAGTATTGCGATAGCCGTTTAGAAGTGTTGTATAACCCTCAATATCTGTAACCGCTAAAGTGGAAGGGTCTACTTTAGCAAATGAGGCTCTTTCACCTCCATAAGTAGAATACAAAGTCAAACCCGCAGCTAAGTAGTTTTCGGATGGTGTCAAATGTACTTCTCTGACTTGATAAGAAACTCCGCTGTTTGGATTTTCTATTACAGTCCGACCCGCCGTAATAGTACCGTCCAATGTCCCTTTGGCGAAATAAAGATAGTTCCCTACTTGCCCACCGAAAAAAACATTGCCATTGCTGTCTATATCAAAAGACTCAAATTTAGCATTACCTCCTTGGCTAGGTGAAACATCAAGTATGTACCCAGACTCTCCGCTACCACCAGCGGCAGCAATCGTTGTAAGTTTGCTTGTTAAACTCATGCCATTGCCGCCCCACCTTGGAAGCCGTACCATGTAGTACCGCCATCGTGAGTGATAAACACAAGCACGTTAGTTTCTCCAGAAGCAGGTGCGTCAGGTGCAGTACCACCAGCCCAATCAACAGAGCTAGGCCATGTTAATGTGTGTGTGCCACCAGCCGTTACTTTGATGGTAAAGCCATAAGCTGTACCAGATGCAGGTGGGTTGCTGAATGTAAACGTAGTGTTACCAGTTGTACTAAGAGCAAACACATTACCATTGTGGCAGTTGACCGCTGGGGATGTACCAGAGAGGGCTGCGTAGGTCTCGTTGTAGCTGTCGGCTATAAGTTCGCCTGTTACGTCTACACCTGTCGCCGATGTCTCAAACTTTTTGCTGTTATCATAGTAAAGCTCAACACGACTATCTTTAGTAAACTTTGCCATAAACTCTGTGGTATTGTTACTTGTAATAGCAACGTCACCACCGTTAGCTGTATCTAAGTATAAATTACCAACCGCAATCTCTTGGACAATACTATGAGAACCATTATGATAAATCTGTAGGTCATCCCCAGCACCGAAGAGGGCTTTCTCGTTGTCACCGAAATTACGGGCCAGTGTAGCAATCTGAGCACCCGTTACTTTCTTAGTTGTACCACCATCGTTTACTTCGTACTCCTGAGTATCAGAAGCAGAAGCGGCTGCGGTCATTTGTGAAATCTTAATATTAGCCATTTTAGTAAGCCCTCTTCCAGTTCTGACTGTCTATCTTTTTGTATATAGCAAGTGGGTCTTCCCACGCACCGTTGTTATTTACTGTAGGTGTAAACTGTTTCCACTCACCATTAAACTTAACGTAGGCAGTAGAACTAAACGCAATGTATGTGTACGTAGAACTAAGGACACTTTCTGCAGCGTTAGGTAAAACATCACCTACAATACGTACATCACCACCTTCAGTGATCCTTATGTCACCTGCCTCTGTTTCTCTCTGGTATTCATCCTCAGGATCTGCAGTGAACAAGCCACCAAAGACGAAGGTGAACGTAGATCCAATAGAGCTACTTGATTGTAATGCTACTGATCCATTAAGAATAACATCAGGGTTAGATACAATAGATCCTGTAGCAGTCTCGTTAAGAGAACTAACAACAGAAGCCTCAGCAGAAGCACTCATTGAGCCAGTAGCTGTTAGATCAGCAAACTGTATTTGAGAAACCTCACCTAATGTAAGTACACCACCCCCACCTGAGAGGCTAGTAGCTCCCTGTAAGACTAGAGAACCAGTGAAGTCAGCTAGGTTAGCTTCGTAGTTCTCTGAGGCACGAAGTGCTCCGTTCTCATCTACACGGTTATCACCAGCTTCTGTGAGTATGAGACCACCAGCTGTAGTGCTCAGTGAACAAGAAGCAAAGATTAATTCTTCAGTGATACGGGAGTCTCCTAACTCAGAAACTCGACTATCACCAGATTCTGATATTCTGAAACCACCCGCCATCAGCTTATGCCATTGTCAAGTCAATGTTACCTGCAGTAAAGGTAATTGTGTCACCATCTTCTACTGTCTTATCTGCAGTCAAGGCACCGTGCCATAGCAGGTTACCTGAGCTAGAAGCATCGAAGATACCTAAGTGAGTTACTGTACCGTAGTTACCAGCTGCAGCTGTGAAGCTAACATCAGCTGAGTTAGATGTTGTACCACCGGGTGTAGCAGCTGCATCGAAGGCTACAGCTTGACGAGCATAGCCAGCACCTGAGACCTCAGTACCACCACCTGAATCACTAGGTGCAGCTGTGTACAGAGCTACATACCAGTTAGTAGGACGAGTAGCCGTGCCTGTTGTCATTAAAAAGTCAAGCAGTAGTTTCTCTGCGTGATCTGAAAGAGCAGCCATGTTGTATTCCTTTGTGTTAAGAGCTTACTTTAAACCAGATGTCACCGTCATTGCCACCGCTAGGGTATGCAGTACTAACTGTAACATTGTCTAAGACGTTAAGTACATTCACACCACCTACGTAGATAGCACTGACGTTAATGATGTCGTTATTGTTCATGTCTATGTTAGCCTGCATAGCATTAGGTGTGCTACCATCTAACGACAGAGTGTTATTGAAAGAAGTCTGAATGTTACTGAAGTTCTCATTCAACTGACTCTGAGAAGCATACCCAGAGCTAATAGTATTTACTACAGGTTGCTTCGCCATGAAACTACTCCTTAGTTAATTAAACCTTGTGACTTAAGCCGTTCTAGGTCATCCGTTACACCAGCCTTCTCGAAGGCCTCCTCAGAGGTAGACTTAGCTTCAGCACTCTTAGCTTTACGGGCTGTACGTCCATCTTCCTTAGGCTTCCATTCCTCATTGATAAGGAACTTAGCTGCAGTGAAGCTACTACGTCCATCCTCTTGGATCTCTTTAATCACTGACTCAAAGGCTAGTGATTTACGTTTAACCTCAGCTTCCCTACGCCACTTCTCAATGGGTTTCTTGAGAGGAGCAGTTAGTTGCATCTTCTCCCAGACTTCCCAACTACCAAAGACACTGATAGCGAATTGGTACTCTGTAGGGTCCATTGTTGCAAAGGCTAGGTATAACTTGCTTAGTGCTACAATAGGCTTGCCGTTAGGCATTACCATGTCTTCTTCTTTTAAAGTGAACAAAGCAAACTCAGGATCTACATACGACAGCTCGTAGAACAAACTCTTAGTTCTTATAATACCGTTTTCTGTCTTTAGTTGTGATAACTTGTACATGCTCATGGTTCAGCCCTTTAAAAGTTTACTATACCCTATACTTATATATTACTACAGAACTATGGTGCTTGTCAAGCACTAACTACAGAGA